TCAGCTCTGAAAAAAATATCGCGAAATTCAGCGGCAAACCTAGTTTTTAGGGGTTGACATGAGAAAGCAAAAGCTGAAATGCGACGAGGGCGAATGGTTGAGCAAACGATGGCGACGCGTTTGCCTCTGGAAAGCTGGACAAGGAAAACGCATCAAGCGGAGACTCAATAAACGATTTCGAAGGATTACACCATGACAACCAGAGGACGAAGACCAAAACCAACCGCAGTCAAGAAAGCCGAAGGCAACCCAGGCAAGCGACCGCTCAACAAGTCGGAGCCAAGCGCCGGTAAGAAACCATCGAAGCCAGCATATCTCGGCAAATACGGCTCGCGCATGTGGGATACAACGATCAAGCAGCTTGATAAAATGGGTGTGCTCGATGCTGCGGATCAGAACTCAATCATGCTTTGGTGCTTGGCTTATGATGATATGCGGGTTTGCCGGGATTACATTGAGAAGCACGGATCAGTTTTCAAGGTAACAGACCAGCAGGGCAACGAGATTGCAAGGGAGCATCCGTCGGCACGCGGCGCACGGGACGCATGGAAGGCGATGCGCGGAATGTTGTCTGAGTTCGGATTCACCCCGGCGGCACGGGCTCGCCTCGGCAGCAGTGAGGAAGGCGAGAACGAATTAACGAAACTGCTTGGGGAAATGTCCGAGGCATCGAAAAGGAATTGAATATGAAAGCATCCGAACTTATCGAACTGCTGGCGGAACTGAAGGCAAAACACGGGGACTTGGATGTGGAGTATATTTGCCGAATCGATGACGACGGCGCGGTGAAGGAAGTAAACATCAATGATTCGTGGGGGATTCCTTACATCGAATTGAGATAAATGACGCACGACCCAGTATCACAATACGCTCTTGACGTTCTCGACGGCAAACAGCCAGCTTGCAGGCTTGTGAAATCCGCATGTCAAAGGCACTTGGACGACATTGCCCGCGATGACATATATTTTGACACGCGGCATGTTGAGCTTGTGTTCAAGTTCTTGAAGCTGTGCAAGCATTACAAGGGCGAATGGGCGGGGAAGCCTATTGAGTTGCACCCGGCGCAGCAATTCATAGTTGGGAATCTGTTTGGGTGGAAGCATAAGGACTCCGGTTTACGCCGATACCGGACCGCATACATCGAGCTACCACGTAAAAACGGCAAATCGACTCTGCTTTCTGCAATTTCAATATACCTTTTGATAGCAGACCAAGAGCAAGGCGCTGAGATTTACGCCGCGGCAACCAAGGAAGAACAAGCAAAAATCGTCTGGCAAGCGGCGTGGGAGATGGTGAAAAAGTCGCCAGCACTATCAAAAGCGTGCAAAACAAGGCACAATTCCGTTCTTTTCCCTTCAACAACGAGCATTTTCCGACCTTTGGGGGCAGATTCGGATACATTGGACGGATTAAACCCTCATGCCGTGATCAATGACGAATTGCACGCATGGAAGGGGCGGCAATTGTGGGACGTTCTTGAGGATGCATTCGGCTCACGTTCGCAACCGCTCAACATTGCAATCACGACGGCGGGATTTAACCGCAACGGGATTTGTTACCAGCAAAGGCAGCATTGCGTGCAATTCCTTGATCCGAATTCCGGAATAAATGACGATTCTTATTTTGCATACATTGCCACAGTTGATCAGGAAGACTTGGACGACCCAGAGGCACGATTCAGGGAGGACACTTGGTTCAAGGCAAACCCGATGCTTGGCGTATCCAAGAATCTTGAATACATGCGCGACCAGGCAAACAAAGCCAAAGCGATGCCTGGGAAGATGAACGCTTTCCTCAACAAGCAACTGAACGTATGGACAGACGGGCAAAACCTTTGGTTGAATATGGATAAATGGGACAAGTGCGGCGGGCAGATCGACCTTGAAAAACTAAAGGGCAGCGTTTGTTTTTCAGGCCTGGACTTATCGACAACCACTGACATAACGGCGCACGTCCTGCTTTTCCCGCCTGGGGCATACGAAGAATGGGTGATCCTTCCGTTCTTTTACATGCCAGAGGCAAACATTGCAGAGGCAAGCCGGCGGGACAAAGTTCCGTATGACCAATGGATCGAACAAGGATTGATCGAGGCGACACCGGGCGATTTCATTGACCTTGAGTTCATAAAGAAAGACTTCCTTGACTTGTCTGCTCTCTATGAAATCAAGGAATGCGGATACGATCCTTGGAAGGCAACAGAGATTGCGACCGCACTGGAGAACGAAGGCGCAAAAATGGTAATGATGCGACAGGGACACGCCACGCTTGCACCCGGTGCTGATGCGCTGGAGAAGAAAATCCTAAAGGGCGAACTCAGGCACGGCGGAAACCCTGTCCTCCGTTGGATGGCATCGAACGCGACCGGCAGGCAAGACCCAAACGGCAACGTGATTCCGGACAAAGTGAATTCATATTCACGCATTGACGGCATTTCCGCACTCGTCAACGCGATGGGGCGGGCAATCGTGGCGGGTGCGGATCAGCGCTCAATTTACGAAGATGAAGGGATATTTTTTGTATGACAACAATCGAACAAGCTGAAATTACAACGATACTTTACAAGGGAGAACCTTATCAATTTGTTGAGGCCCACAGGCTCAATGCAACGCAGCTTGCTTGCGCGTTGGGATATTCATACAGGACAATCCTTGAAATGAAGGCCTCAGGTTGCCCTTTCTTCGGGCAGTTCTCAACTGTTCAAATCGTGAGAAAGTGGGAATACCACAATAAAAATTGGCGGCAGGTCCGCGCATAATCTCACTTTTCTGCATGTTTCCTCACGTATTTTTTTCGCTGTTCTCCCCTTATTGTAAGGGTGAATGGCATTCCTCTCGCCAATTCTAAGCTTCTTCCGAAGCGCTCGCAAGATTCCACCCGTTCTTATGAAGGACGGCGGCGAATACTTGGGGCGCTGGTTCGGGGTTAATAACTCTGCAACCGGCATCACGGTCACTCCTGACTCAGCGATGCGGGCGGCGGCGGTGTTCTCATGCGTTCGAATCTTGTCCGAATCCGTCGCCGCCCTTCCTTTAGTCCTATACCGCCGAATTGAAGTCAGCGGAAAGGAAGGCAAGGAACGCGCAACCAGTCACCCGCTTTATGGTGTCTTGCATCGTTCCCCGAACATGGAGCAAACAAGCTTCGAGTTCCGGGAGATGCTGCAAGGGCATTTGACTTTGCGAGGGAATGCGTTTGCATTCGTTGACTGGTCAAGAGGAGGAAGGGTTCGCGGGCTTGTCCCGATGCACCCGGACAGGATGGACGTTAAGCGCAAAACTGATGGTTCGCTGTCTTACGAATACCGCAGGCTTGACGGCAAAACGGAATACTATTCACACGATGAAATCCTGCACCTACGCGGACTTGCTTCCGATGGTGTTATGGGGCTTTCACCGATTGAAGTCGCAAGGGAATCCGTCGCGCTTTCGCTTGCCACAGAGGACTACGGCGCGCGGTTTTTCGGAAACGGAACCCACATCGGCGCTTACCTGGAGACTGATCAACCGTTGACCAAGGAAGTTAAACAGAACTTGAAGGAGTCAATCGGACGCGAGCATGGTGGACTTATCAACGCGCATAAGATTCCGGTTTTTGACAACGGCATGAAATTGCAGAGGTTAAACATGACCGCAGAGGATGCCCAATTCCTGGAGAGCCGCAAGTTCCAGATTTCCGAGATTGCCAGAATCTTCCGCGTTCCGCCTCACAAAATCTATGACTTGGACCGGGCGACGTTTTCAAACATCGAACAGCAATCGATTGATTTCGTCACGGATTCAATAATGCCTTGGCTGGTTCGGTGGGAGCAACGGCTTTCCAAGACTCTGCTAAAACCGAAGGAGCAAGACGAATACTTTTTCGAGTTCAAAATGGATGCTCTTTTGCGGGGCGAAACCAAGGCCCGCCAAGAATCCCTCCAAATCCAAAGACGCAACGGAATCATAAGCGCAAACGAATGGCGAGCGCTTGAAAATATGAATCCCCGCGTTGACCCAGAGGGCGACGAATACATGCAAGACAAAGCCATGACGCCCGACCAACCGAAGGAACAAGATGCCTAAGAACAATCAGCCTGAAAAACGGCTCTCACAAGCAAATTTCGAAATCCGAGCGGAAGGCGATTCCAAACCAAAGATCGTTGGGTACGCCGCCATGTTCAACAAACGCTCGCAAAACTTCGGTGATGATGACTATCAGATGTATGAGATCATCGAGCCGGGAGCTTTCTCTAATGTTCTCAACGATGACGTTCGAGCATTGGTTAACCACGAAGGGGGATTGCAAACACTCGCCAGAACCAAAAGCGGAACGCTGAAGCTAACCGAGGATGAAATCGGATTGCGCTTTGAATTTGAAGCACCGGACACGCAGGCCGGACGCGATCTTGTTGAAATCCTGAAGCGCGGCGACATTGATCAAGCATCGTTCGCGTTCCAAGTAAACCACGACGGGCAAACATGGGATGAGACCGAAGAAAACGGCAAGCCCGTTGTGCTACGCAAAATAACGAAGGTCTCAAGACTGTTGGACGTCTCCCCAGTCACCTACCCAGCATATCCAGACACATTGGTGCAGGCCCGATCCTTCGATGAATTCAAAGACCAAAAACAACTTTCAGCGCTTGACCTTGAACAAGAGGAACGGGCGCGAAAAATCAAGCTCGCCGAGCTTGCCAACTAAAACCAAACCCGACCAAAACACATGCCTAACGACCTGAAAGCCCTATACCAAGAAAAGGGCAACATTGCTAAGGATATGCGGGACTTTGACGCCAAGCTAACCGGCGAAAAGCGACGCATGAACTCCGAGGATAAAACCAAGTGGAAACAATGGGAAACCCGCCTGGACGAAATCGACGAAGTGATTCAGCGCAGCGAACGCTTGAACGCTTTGGCCAAAGACGACGAAACCAGTCGGCGCGACTTTAAGCCCGACGGTGACGGACGCCAGCACAGCGACGCCAACACCGAAGCCCGCAGCATCGAACAGTATGAGCGCAATATGCGCGACCTGAACCGGATCAACGACGAACAGCGTCAAACTGTTGAATGCGTGCAGCGCCGAGGCTTCCGGAACTTCCTTCGAAGCGGTCTTTCTGGTTTGTCCGAGATTGAGCAACGCGCATTGCAGATGGGAACCGGACCTGATGGCGGTTATCTCGTTGCACCCGTTGCTTGGATGAACGACCTGATCAAAGCCAAGGATGACCAAAGCTTCATCCGCCAGCTTGCGACCAAATACACGATCAGCGGGGCTCATTCAATGGGCTTTCCAAGCCTTGAGACTGACCCGGCGGATTCTGATTGGACCTCCGAACTCGGCACGGGTTCCTTGGATTCTTCTATGGCTCTGGGTAAACGCGAGCTGAAAACCAATCCGCTCGCCAAGCGTTTGAAGGTTTCCAAGGCACTGATGAGGAATTCCAACATTGAATCCCTTGTGTCGGATCGCTTGGGATACAAGATGGGGATAACTGAAGAAAAAGCTTTCCTCACTGGCTCCGGCGTTCAACGTCCTTTGGGACTGTTCACCGCTTCAACCGACGGAATCAGCACCGGGCGCGATGTTTCCACGGGGAACACCACAACTGCAATTGGGGCGGACAACCTGATCGAGTGCAAATATGCGCTCAAGGGCGCTTATTGGAACAATGCTACTTGGATTTTCCATCGTGACGCTGTGAAGGCAATCCGCAAGCTGAAGGATTCCAACAATCAATACTTGTGGCAACCAGGTTTGCAGCAGGGACACCCTGACCGCATTCTCGACCTGCCGTTCGTTGTTTCGGAATACGCTCCAAACACGTTCACAAGCGGGCTGTATGTCGGAATCCTGGGCGACTTCTCCCAGTATTACATCCTTGATTCGCTGGATATGGAGATTCAACGGCTCAATGAGCTGTATGCGGAAACCAACCAAGTTGGGTTCATCACACGCGCCGAAACAGACGGAATGCCTGTTCTTGAAGAAGCATTCGTGCGCGTCACCTTGGCTTAATCAACGAAAGGAAAAAGACATGCAAGCCACTCTTTTGAATGACGTGAAAGTTACGGTCGTAAAGACCACTCAATCAACCGCAACGAGCGCTGTTAACACCGATTCTGTTGACATGACAGGATTTGACGGCGTTGTGTTTGTTGGCGCTTTGGCAACGGCAAACGCTGGCAACAGCGTAAACCTAGCCCAATCATCCGACAATTCGACGTTTGTTGATCTTGCTGGCACTGCTCAAGTTCCGGGGACAAACGGTGATCTTGTTGCAATTGACCTATTCCGCCCATCGGATCGATATGTCAGGGCGGAAATTGTCCGCGCTGGTGCTACGACCGTGACGGAAACCTTCTATGCAATCCAGTATCGCGGGCGTAAGTCTCCGATCACTTCGATTGCGACTCAGGAAACCCACGTTTCTCCCGACGAAGGAACCGCATAACCCCTGATAAGTAAAAATCCAGAACCGGGGATTTTTCGCCAGTGAAGCCTTTTTGCCCCGGTTTCCATTTTTGAATCATGAAAGTCAGATACACAACCACAGTTGCCGGTCCGAATACGGCAGTGAACGGAAACGCCGGAGACGTTCGGGAAATAGAAGCCAGCGATGCCAAGGAACTGATCGGTGCCAAGGCGGTTGTTCCCGTTGGACCGACTGAACAGGTAGCAAAGCGGACGGCAAAAGCGCCAGAGGCCAAGGTTGAGAAACGCGGTTAAACAATGCTTTTGGCACTGAACAGAACGACGGATGCAGCTTCCGAGCCCATTACAACGGCTCAAGCGAAAACGCATTTGCGCGTTACGCATAGCGACGATGACACATACATCGACGCGCTTGTGTCCGCCGCCCGTATCAATGCCGAGCATTATTGCGACCGCTCATTCATAAACCAAACCTGGGTCGCAACATTCAGTTTGACGGAAGGCGAGCGGCTACGGCTGCCGAAACCGCCGCTCGCCTCTGTCACTTCCGTTCAATACCGGGATGGCGACGGCAACCTGCAAGTTGCATCAAGTTCAACATACGAAGTGAACACGGACAACGCGCCCGGTATTATTCGGTTTACAACCATTCCGGACTTTGATGGCAGCTATGAAAACCCGCTCCGTGTGACCTATGTTGCTGGGTACGGATCAAGCGCGACAGACGTTCCGGCGGCAATTGTTCACGCAATCAAGTTGTTGGTCGGCCACTACTACCGCCACCGATCCGAAGTTGTGAACATGCTTGAGATAAAACCGGAGAACATTCCAAACGGCGTCAAGTCACTGCTCACGCCATACCGCTTTTTTTACTCATGAAGAAAACACTTTTTGTAATCGTCCTGTTGATTCCGTTCCTGACCGCGTGCAAGCAAATCAAATGGGCAGGAGACAAGCTTTTTGAACCGATTATTAAAACGGAAGTCACGAACACAAACAGAGTTGTTGACGTTCCGGAAATCACTCAACTGCCAGACGGAACGCTTCAAACCAACATCACGGAGAGGTTGCAACCCGTCAAAGTGATAACCACGCATACGAACGGATGGGTGCTAAAGCCCGGCATTGAGAAAACGATTCACCTCGCAGGAGACGTTGCACCGTTCCCTTGGTCGTCCTTAGCTGCGAATGCAATCATTGCTACACTAGGCGGTGTTGCAGCTTTGCGCGGGAAGAAGTGGAAAAAAGCCACCACTTCAGCGGTTCAAGCGGCTGACAAATGGCGGCAGGTCGTTAAATCTTTGGACCCGGAAACGGACCGAAAAATCAAGACTGACACCATTAAGGAACAACGGGCAAGTGGTACGTTCGATTTGATTTCTGGAATCGTGAAAAACGTTTTGAAGTAATGCCAATGGACCCCGGCCAACTGAACAAAAACATCGTGATCCAGCGCCAAGGCTCCGGTCAAAGCGCAATGGGAACACCGAACGGCACTTGGGCAACTCATGCGACTGTATGGGCCGAACGCAAAGACCGAAAAGGCCGGCAATCATGGGAGAGCGAAGGCGCTTCGAAGGTTGAAGCCACGATGTTGACAGATTGGAGATTCTACAACACAAGCGACGTGTCAGACGTTACCAGCACAGACCGTATTTCATACAACAGCCAAACTTTCGACATATTAACCGTGCGCGAGATTGGCGATGATATTATCGAACTAACAACGCGACTAAGGACGAACTGATGCCATTGCCATTCAAACTCAACATCAAGCAGAGTGAGTTCCAGAAACTCCGATCCGCTTTTGATCGAGTTGTCAGGCGCACGCAGGACAAGGTAATCAAGACGGCGGTTCGTGAAACCATGAAGCCTGTTCTTGCTGATGCGCGGGCAAGAGCGCCACGCGGGGCAACTGGAATGCTTCGGAGCGCTACAAAGTTGAAAGTGAAAGGCTACCGGCGGAACGGGTTCGTTGTTGGAATCGTTGGTGTTTCTCGGATCAAAAAAGAGATCAACGGTGAGACTGTTCAGCCTTCCAAATATGCGCACCTTGTTGAATACGGAACCGCCCCTCATGGACCGAAGGTCAAAAGCATCATGTCGAACGGCAAGATGATCTTTGGAAAACGTGTAAAAGGGACGCCAGCAAGACCTTTCATTCGACCGACATTTGATTCCAACAGGGGAAGCATGGAACGTAATGTCAGAACAAAGATTGGGCGCGGCATTGAACGAATCGCAAAAGGCGTATGAGCTTACAATTTAAACAGGATTTGTTTTATGAAGTCACGAACGACGCGACCGTTTCAGGACTGATCAGCACGCGCTTTTATCCTGGACTTGCTCCGCAGGGCGCAACCTATCCTTTCGTGGAGTTCCACACTGTCAGCGGCAACGACGAACTTTGCCACGATGGTCCGCTGGGGATCATACGCGACCGCATACAATTTGACATCGTGGCGGACACACCTGACGAGTGCGAACAAATCAAAGATGGATTCTATACACTCCTTCACGGATTAAGCGGTCAAATCGGATCGGGGCCAACAACCACGGTTTCAGTCTGCACATTTGGCAATGAGATGGACTTCTCAGAGTGGGAAGAAGGCAAGCACCGAAAGACAATCGACTTTTTAATCTCTTACAAGTAACCACCAACTAAACACAAGGAACACACATGGCAAAATATGACGGCTTTGGAGCCACACTACAATATGACCTCGACGGAATGCCAACTTGGACGACAATTGCAAGCGTCCGAAACATTGAAGGCCCGTCATTGTTGAGCGAAGTCATTGACGCAACCACTCACGACGAGTCTACGGGGTATCGCAGTTACATTGAAGGATTGCGCGATTCTGGTGATTTGACGATGGAAATTGCCTATGATCCAGCGGCAGCAAGTCACGCATGGATTCACGCCACCGGGCGCGGAACGATCAAGGCATACAAGTTGACCTTTCCGGACTCCGGCGCGACGACTTGGAGCTTTTCAGGAATTGTGACAAACTTCACGCCGAAAGCTCCGGTCGATGGACTAATGACCGCAGATGTTACAATCAAAGTCACGACCAACGTTACAGAAGCTTAATCCTTAAACCATGTCTGAATCTGTCAAATTCACAATCGTTCGGGAACACAATCTGAAGCGCACGCAACGGACGAACTTTCGAATCAGTCAAGCGGGCATTAACTTGGGCGACCTTGCTAATCCGGATAAGTGCTTTGCAACCATGTGCCATCTGTTGATTGCCCTGATTGACGAACCCAACGTCAAGATGAGCGCGGAGGATGTTGCTGTTGCCATCGAAGGGCGCGAGACTGAAGCGATCCAGGCAATAAACAAGTGCTTTGACGTTGATTCAGATTTGATGGAGGTGGACCAAAAAAAGCCTGGTTCCAAAGACGGGCCTTCTTCCGAATCGAAATCGGATTAACGGATGAAGAATTCTGGCAAGCGACCGACCAAGAGCTTGATGCATTGGTCGGCGCTTGGCGGCAGCGTGAACGCCGAGAAGATGCACGAACCGCCCGCCTGATGGCTCTTATTGCGAACACCAACCGGGACAGCAAGAAGAAGCCGAAACCATACACTGAAGTTGATTTCCTCCCAATGACCGAGGAGGAACGCAACGAGCAAAAAATGGATCAAATGAAACAATTCCTTGATTCTCACAAAACCTTGTTTAAGCGAGTGAAATAATGGCCACCAGTATCGCCAGACTAGCAATCGACCTGATAGTCAATTCCGCAGGACTTCAAAAGGACTTCGCTAAGGCGTTGCGCCCAATGCGGAAGTTTGGCAGCGAGATGACCGCAATCGGCAAGGATTTGTCAATGAAGGTCACTGCTCCGATTGCAGGGCTTGGCATTGGTGTCCTGAAAGCCGCAGGCGACTTCGAGGCTGGAATGAATCGCGTCCAAGCGATCACCGGCGCGACCGCGGATCAGTTCGTTGACCTGCGCGAGAAGGCGAAGGAACTTGGTGCGACGACTCAGTTCAGCGCAACGGAAGCGGCGGGCGGGATTGAAATGCTTGCCAAGAACGGCTTGAAGTACCAGGCGATTGTTGACGGCGCACTGGATGCAACGCTGACGCTTTCAGCGGCGACCGGATCGGACCTAAGCAGGGCGGCAGACATTGCAACCGATGCAATGCTTGCGTTTGGTGTTGAGGCAAAGAATATGGAATCAGCAGTCAACGCCATTACCGGCGTTACGCTTAATTCCAAGTTCGACATCGAGGGTTATGCATACGCGCTCGCCAATGCTGGCGGTGTTGCGGCTTCTGTTGGCGTTGAGTTCGATGACTTCAACGCGACAATTGCGGCAATGGCTCCTTCATTCTCGTCTGGCATGACGGCAGGAACAAGCCTGAAAACGTTCCTTGCCAGGTTGAAACCAACCAGCAAGCCGGCAATCGAAGCGATGGCTAGCCTGAAGCTGTCATTCTTCAACGCTGCCGGCGAGATGGATTCGATGGCGACAATTGCGGATAAGCTTCAAAAATCGTTCGGCGGACTATCTGAGGAAGACAAGCTTGCAAAGGGTATTCAAATCTTCGGCACTGAAGGCGTGCGAGCAGCGTTCGCAATTATGAACGCCGGAGCCGATTCGATTAACAACCTGAAAATATCGCTTGCAGAGACGAGCGCGGCAGATCAGGCAACAGCACGCATGAAGGGCTTAAACGGCGCAATGCTTAAACTCAAGTCAGCTTTGGAAGCCGTCGCAATTGCGATTGCTGATTCTGGGTTGCTTGAATGGGCAACAGCAGCGGTTGAAAAGTTCACGGATTGGTTTTCAACCTTATCTAAAACCAATCCTGAAGTTCTCAAGGCAGGGACAGTGATTGCCGGGCTTGCTGCTGCCCTTGGGCCTTTGATTGTCGCCTTTGGTTCGCTTGTTGCGGCAGCGGCTCCGATCATTGCGTTGATAAGCGCGAAAGGCGGGCTTGTCGCTTCCATCGCGTTGCTTGCAAATCCTTTGACCGGGCTTGTTGCGATCCTGGGCGGGCTTGTTGTTGCTTGGGCGAAATGGGGCGATGAGATCGACCGTTTCCTTACGGATTACTTTGCAAATCTCATTGTTGCATTCGATCCGCTTGTCCAGAAATTAAGCGAAACCGGGGAGGCGTTCTTCAACTTCGTTTCAAGATGGCAAGACAAGCTCCAAGGATGGGACGTTGCAACGAGCACTGTTCTTGCCAAGCTTGGCGGATACTTCCTTGACGCCGGCGACTACGTTGAAAGCCTTATGACTGTTGGCGAGCGAGCTTTCAAAGCCATAGGGCTTTACGCTGAACAGATGGTCGCAAGGGTGGGAAATTGGCTGGCGGATAAGTTGTTGAAGATCACCGAAAAGGCCGGCGCTGCTGTTGACGGACTCAAGGAACGATTCCGCAAGATGGCGGATGCTGTTGTTTTCAACTCCTACGTTCCGGACATGGTAACGCTTCTCGGGAAGGAATACGACCGAATGAACAACATTTTTGTTCAACCATCGATCCAATCCTTGCAACTGATGCAAGACGAATTCGAGAAAACCGGAAAGGTTGCTGCCGGTATCAAGATCGGACCAGTCGCGCCGCCTTCCAAAGATACGAAGCCTTTCGATGCATCTGAATTGCTGATGGACATCCAGAAAGGCAAGGTTGAGCGTTTCAAAGGGTTATTTGATTCAGCATCGAACCCAATCGGGCCGGATCAATTCAAGCTTCCAACGTCCAAAGCTTCACGCGAGGCAAGCCAGTTTGAAAAGACAATTGGAAGCATTCTTGAAACCAGCGGAGAGGAATCTGTTGAAAACCTTGTTTCAAGATATGAGCGCATGGGGACCGATATCGGCAATGCAATTGTTGGGATCGGGGACGGACTCGACAACGCTGAAACCCGCTTTGAGTTGTTCGGCAAGAACATCCAAGGGGAGTTCGGCGGCATTCTTTCAGGCATAACCAAAGGCGCGAAAGGATTTGACCTGTCCGGAGGATTTGGGCTCGACAAGATCGGAAACATATTCGCTCAGAAACAAGGCGGAAGCATCCTTGACATGCTCGGGCTTGGAGGCAGTTCCGGAGGCATTGGCGGAATACTTTCAAACATTGTCGGCTCAGTCGGTGGACCTATCGGCGGCATAATTTCCGGCATTGGTTCGTTGTTCGGCGGATTCTTTGCTGAAGGCGGCAATCCGCCAGTTGGCAAGGTGTCGGTCGTTGGCGAGAAAGGCCCGGAGCTTTTTGTCCCAAGGACCGCCGGAACGGTTTTGCCGAATTCGATCATGCAGGGAGTCACTGACAGCAGTTCGAAAACCGTTGTTGTGAACCTTTCACAGACGAACAACTTTGAAAGTGGGGTCACAGAGGAACAGGTTGGCGGCATGATGCGCGACCACGGACGCCAGCTTATCAAAGGGGTTCAAGACCAAATTCAACGCGGCGGATCGTTCCGCGCATCAATGCAATCATGAGCGACGAGTCAGTGAAGCAACTACTTTCTGAAATACAGGGAATGCGCTCTGAAATGCGAGAGATGATGACCGCGATCCAGGGCAAGCCTGAGCTTGGCGTTGACGGGATCGTTCAACACATGAAAGCACACCGTGACCGGCTTAATGAACTGGAGAGCGATGTCAAGAGCCTGAAAAGTGACAGGGGAAGAATCAAAGCGTGGGTTGCAGGGCTTTCGGCGGCTGGCGGAATTGGTGGAACAATTGGAGCATGGTTTGCAAAGTAAATGGCTATTTCATTCCCATTAGATTTCCCGACGGCGACAGGCATTCAAGAAATTGAATGGATTCCGGAAAACTCTGTTGCGACCACCGAATCGGCATGGAGCAGGAAAATCAAGGTTTACGACAACGGCGGCAAACGCTGGCGGGCCAATATCACGTTGCCAGCAATGACCGTTGCAAACGCGCGAATCTGGCGGGCATGGTTTCTTTCCCTTAACGGAATGGAAGGAACTTTTTGGCTGTCACCCACACTCGACAAAACAGCGCGAGGCATCGCAACAGGAACCCCGCTCGTGAACGGTGGAAGCCAGACAGGGCAAAGCCTGATCACGGACGGATGGACGACAAGCCAAACCGGGATACTGAAAGCGGGCGATTGGTTCCAGCTTGGGAATTATCTTTACCAGGTGTTGCAAGACGCGAACAGCGACGGAAGCGGCAACGCAACTTTTGACATTTGGCCAAACCTTAGAAGTTCGCCGAGCGACAATGCAACGATTACCGTCTCAAATCCGAAAGGGCTTTTCAGGCTTGTCGAACTTCCGCCGGTCAACATGACCGTGAACCACATTGTTGAAGGGCTAAGGTTTCAGGCGGTAGAGGCAATATGAGCGTTCGCAATCTTACATCCTCTGTTCAAACGGCAATCGGTGAAACCGTTGTCAAGCCTGCTGTGCTTTGCGAGTTGGCATTTCCATCCGCAACCGTGAATTTCTGGACGGGGCAAGGGACTATTTCATGGGATTCGAAATCATGGGACGGAACCGGGCGAGCGGTGAGTTTTTCAACTTTCCCTGAAACGACGGACGGATCAAGCCAAGGTATACAGATTGACATATCAGGGATCGACTCAGCGGATATCGACGACATAACTCAAGACGAATTCCAAGGGGCGGATGTTGCCGTATGGATCGCGTTTCTTGATTCGTCCGGTTCCGTTATTGGTGATCCTTTCCAAATTTTCGCAGGCATCATGGACACTGGCGAAATCAACGACAACGGAAAAACTGCAACCATTTCAATCAATGCCGAATCCAAACTTATCAACCAAATCAAACGCATCCAAAACCGATACACAGACCAAGACCAACAGCGACTCTATGCGGGCGACAAAGGGCTTGAATTCATCGGAAAAATCCAAGACAAGCAAATTGTCTGGAAAAGCTAAGCGGTGCGAAGATTGGGAGTTGCGTCTCGATCAGTTCATCGAATCACAACGCGGCAAGCCGTTCAAGTGGGGGGCGAATGACTGCATGGTTTTTGCGGCTCAAGCCATTCAAGTTCTTGGTATAAATCACGACATCATTGCCGGCCACCGGGGAAAATATAATTCCGCAAAGACCGCCGCCAAGATCGTCAAACAAAAGAAAGACGGGATCAAGGAATGGGCAATGGAGCTACTGCGAGACTTTCCTCAAATCCACAGCCACAGCGCAAAGCGCGGTGATGTTTGCCTTATTCACTATGAAGGCGCGGATGCAATGGGCGTTTGCGTTGGCTCAGAAGTCGCCGCGCTCGGTTCGAAAGGGCTTGAGTTCATTCCGCGTTCATCGATCAAAAAAGCCTGGGGCATAGGGCACAAGTAATGTCAAAAATATTCAAGAAAGTTGCAAAAATCCTGGGGCCGATTCTGCTTTTCGTGCCAGGGCTTAATGTTGTCGGCGCGGCGCTGATCATCGGCTCAACGGCAATGGACGTTGTGCAGCAGCGCAAGCAGAAGAAGGCGATGCAGCGGGCGCTTGAGTCCGCCGGAGCAAGCCAGACAATTTCAATCAAAAACCCGCTTGTTGCACGGCGATTGGTTTACGGTCGAACGCGCGTGGGTGGTGTGATCGGTCACTTGTCTGTTTCGTCGGATAACAAATACTTGTATCTGATCTTGATCCTATGCGATGGGCCGATTGAGGGAATAGATGACATTTACTTCGACGACCAAATCTTGACACTTGACGGAAGCGGCGCGGCGACAACCTTGAACGGCACAGGGAAATGGGCTGGAAAGGTGAGGCTTCAAAAACATCTTGGCGGCGCGGCGCAAACTGCGGACACAGATTTTGTTGCGGATACCACTGCGACCTCTTGGACGACTGACCACAAATTACAAGGCGTTGCATATATTTCTATAAGGCTAACTTTCGATCCGGCTGTCTTCCCAAACGGATTGCCTAACATTTCCGCAGTTGTTCGCGGTCGCAATGATATTGTGGACGGGCGGGACGATTCGACGGGATACACAACTAACACGGCGCTTTGTTTGGCTCATTATCTGAGCCTTGAAGACCTCGGACCCAACATTGATTGGACGAATGAAATTGATCACACTGCATTTGACACTGCTGCTGGTGATTGCGAAGACCAAATTTCGCTTGCTGCTGCGGGTAATTTTTCGACCACCGTTGGAAGCGATGCGAACCGGATCAGCTCAACGGCACACGGCTTGCATGACTCGCAGATTGTCAACTTCACATCCACAACAACGCTTCCAGCAGGATTGAGCAGCGGCACAGATTACTTCGTGATTAATGCCGACAAAGATTCGTTCGAAGTCACAACGGCAATCGACGACGTTTCCAGCATTGTCACGATGACCAACGATGGAACCGGCACGCATTCATTCACAGCGGAGGAATACCGATACACGTTCAACGGATTGATTGATCTTGAGAACAGTCCAGAGGACATCATCCGGCAATTTCGGGACGCTATGGCGGGCACGGTGGCATACATCGGCGGCAAGTGGACGATGACCGCTGGGGTTTACCAGACGCCAACTTTCACCATTGACGAAGACATGCTTGCGGGACCGATCAAGATTCGCCCAAGGCGCGGCAGGCGTGAGCGGTTCAACGTGGTGAAAGGGTTTTTCTTGGCGGCTCAAAACAGGTGGCAAGCGGCAGATTATCCGCCGGTCACAAACGCAACTTACGTGACGGCAGACGGTGAAGACCTGTTGCAAGGGCTCGATTTGCCAGCGACATCAACGCCATCAATGGCAAACAGAATCGCCAAGGTTTTACTTGAGAAGTCTCGCAAGGAATTCACCGTTGAACTGATTTGCAACATCGAAGCACTACAAGCGCAGGCAGGTAAAACGGTATTGGTCAACCTGCCGAGATACAACCTTTCAAGCGTTCCGTTCGACGTTGACGGATTCAACCTTGAAGTTGCAGACGGAGTTGTAACGGTTCAACTTTCATTGTCTGAAACGGCATCAAGCGTTTATTCATGGACGGCTGGCAGCGACGAGCAAACTTTCACGATCATCGATGAGCCTGAATTGCCGGACGGTCTGCCGGACGCACCAACGGGCTTGACGCTCACAAACAATCTTGATTCACGTGACCTTGTTTCCGTCATGATTGAGTGGGATGCGTCAACGGATGAGTTCGTTAACCAAGGGGGGCTTGTTGTTGTTGAGTGGAAAAAATCAGCGGATTCAACATGGCAGTCAATCACTGGGTCGCCATCTTCGATTGAGTATCCGGTCAGAGGATTAGAACCGGATACAAATTACGATTTCCGCGTCGCTTGGCGCAACAAGTGGGGTGGTCAAAGTCCATACGCTGAGGAACTGGCTCACACCACGCGATCGGCGGCAAGTTCCGCTTACAACTATAAGCACACGCAGAGCACGCCAGCTACCACTTGGACAATTACGCACAACCTCGGATACCGCCCAAGCATCGGCGCAATTTTCGACCACAACGGCGACCCTGTGAATGGTGACGAGGCAACCGGGTCGTCCGGCGATCCAACTGGCAAAACAGAAATTGAAATTACCTTTGTGTCCGCGATTTACGGCACAGCATATCTTTCCTGACAATGAAACAGCTATCGAATCTTGATTTTTTAAAGGCGGCAAAAATCCTAAACGTGTTGGTTGATCCTGTTGCATCTGATGACACTGGGCTGGGGATTGGTCAGCTTTGGTTTAATACCACATCGAACTTTTTCAAAGGCTACGACGGAACTAACAAATTTAGCCTTTTGCGTGATGACCTGGCGGCTACCATCACGGGGGTTTTAACATTTAATCCGTCAAGTGGGACGGTTCCTTTTGCGGTCAACGGGACGCACACCAGCGTTGTCACAAATCTAAACGCTGACAGGGTGGACGGATACCATGCAGCAGAGGCGGCGACAGCTTCGACGTTGGGCGCACGCGATGCTTCGGGGAATCTTACGGTTGCCACACCAACGAGCGACGGACACGCAGCGACCAAGGCATATGTGGATTCAATCGCAGCGGGTCAGGATTGGAAAGACTCATGTCGGGTAGCCACGACAGCCAACATCACGCTTTCAGGGACTCAAACAATCGACGGCGTTGCGGTGGTGGCTGATGACCGAGTGCTCGTTAAGGACCAAACAACGGCGAGCCAAAATGGAATCTATGTTTGCGCTGCTGGTGCATGGTCGAGGGCTAGCGATGCAGACGCGGACGCTGAGGTGACAAGTGGGTTGACCACATTTGTTGAGGAAGGGACTTTAAATTCTGGCGCAGGTTATACACTGACAACCAGCGGCGCAATTGTTGTTGGGACCACTTCGTTGACGTTCACGAAAACGAGCGGCGGTTCTGTTTACGGGGCTGGCAACGGCGTGGTCAAAAGCGGAACAACGTTTCACTTCGGTCAGAGCGCATCATACACCGTTGGAGCGTTGCCTTACGCTTCGGGAGCTTCCACGATTGGATTCATTTCAGCGGTTGCTTCTGGAAAGGTTCTGAAATCCAACGGTGAAAACACTGTGCCTTTATGGGCTTCATTGGATCTTACGGCAGATGTCGGGTCTAGCATCCTCCATGTTGCTAATGGGGGGACAGGGACTTCAACACAATTTACGTCGGGGTCCGTGGTGTTAGCTGGCGCGTCAGGTGTTTACACAGAAGACAATGCCGGAATCAGCTTCGACACGTCAACGGACAGGTTGACGGTCGGCTTGATCACGATTTCCAACATCCCCGACAGCGGGACAGGGAATGAGGTTGTTGTTTCCGAATCTGGCGCGTTAAAAACGCAAACGATAAACGCCGGGGCATGGACAGGTGACACGATTTGGACATCTGGAAACGATGGTCCGAGCAGCGGATTGAACGCTGATTTGCTAGACGGTCAGGAAGGCAGCTATTATACCACAGCCTCAAACATTGGTGGATTAGGCGCGAACCGGTTGCTCTTGTCCACGAGTGGGGGAGCTATTACGAGTTCCTCGTCGTTCACATACTCAGGTTCACGGGTTGGGCTAGGTGGTGCTATATCGACTGTTGCAGGCTTGCAAGTTTTCTCGGTCAATGATCCTGTGGATGTTAATTCATCGACTTATGAAATTGGCATAGTTGCTCGGGCTAGAGAGTGTTACGACATTGCGACAGGCGTTACCGATAGCGGATACCGAATGGGGATGAACGTGGCGGCCCACGTAACTGACGCTGACTTTGATGGGACTTTGGCGTCCCAATATGGGATATATTTGCAGCACGGTATCTATTCTAACGCGCAGGCTGGGGCAACGATCACCAACTCATACGGTGTTTTCATCGATTCTTACACGTTGGCCGGAACAACGATCACAAATTTATGGGGTTTGTATCAGGCCAATTCAGCGGCCAAGAATTATTTTGCGGGTAATGTAGGGATTGGGAGCGCGACGTCTCCGTCCTGCGCTTTAGATATACTACAAACTTCCGATGTGGTTACAGGGGGGACAACTCCAGTGGCTATTCGTATCGGAGCAACTAATCAGGATGCAGGTGCAAACACGTGGAATACTGCTGCTGACTTTGTTCAACTACAATTACATAGTTCGGATGCGAGCGGTGAAGGGGCGGGTAATCGTTGGACAGTCGGTGTTTCTATGGGAGACGCCGCCGGAAGTTACTCGAAGTTCAACATACGGGACATCAGCGGAACATCCAGATTAACTATCGACTCATTGAATGGCAACGTAGGCATCGGCACGACTGACATTGAGAGTTGGGGAGCTGGTTACAAAGCATTGGAGTTTTACCGTAGTTCATTAATGTGGGCAACTGGATCGGAATACACGGCGTGGAGTTCTAATGCATATTTTGATGGAGCTTGGAAATATAAAAGTGAGGAGAGGGCGTCGCAAATAATTCAAAATGATGGTTCCATTGATCTCCGTGTCGCGGTTTCTGACGCAGAGGATGGGGCCATTTCTTGGATCGCCGGTCTTCTGCTCCATAATACGGGAAACATTTCGATCAACCACGGAACCAGTTATTGCCCTCTGTCTGTCCGGTCATTCAGCAACGAATCGTCTGAGATTCTTGCAGCTTTTCAGGAAGCGACGCCCGGAGGCGGGGTTAAAATTGGGCTTGCGAGTGGGGCAGGTTATTTGCAAGGAGATAAAACAGGAGGCGCGGTTGGTTTCTACATAGGGGCCAATGAGGCTTCATATTTCAATGGTGGCAACTTAGGTATCGGAGAGAGTATTCCGACTGCGCGATTGCATGTATATGCGGCTGAGGGCGTGGTCAGTAAATTTTACGGGGGCAATACAGACGGCGTAAGGTTATCGACTTTCGTTGCGGATTCGGCGGGGTATGCGGCGATTTACGCTTATGACGACAATGACGGAGTAACACCAGGATACGCCACATTGAGACTTGGCAACAATGCTGGTCTAGGTGTCTATATTGACGGTGTTACCGGATATATGACAATCAATGCTCTTGCGACCGGAACTGGTGACTCGATCCTGACTGAAGAAAGCGGAGTCATTAAGAAAAGGACTGCAAATAATGTTATTTGGGACGGGGATGCGGATTTGCTCGGCGGTCAAGCAGGTTCCTACTACCTCGACCTCGCCAACAGCACCGGCGACACAGACGACATTTCTGAGGGGCTGACGAATCTCTTTTACACCGACGCCAGAGCAAGGGCAGCACTCAGCAGCGAAGCAAGCGCGGAGATTGCTTACAACAACACATCCGGGGTGATTGGCCTTGGAACCGAAGCGGGAAGGGTGAAATCGTCAACGATTGGAGACGGTGCGAGCACTTCTTTAACTTTTTCTCACAATTTAGGCACAAGGGATGTTATAGTGCAAGTGTTCCGGACTGGGACGCCTTACGACACAATCCTTGTTGACGTGGCGAGAAACACGACAAATCAAGTCACAATTGGCCCGTTCACAACTGCACCAACTAGCGGAGAATTCACCGTTGTTTGCACGGCGGCTAATGGGTAATTAATATGGACGTTCTTTCAGCATTAAACGACATTTACACGGAAGCTGAGGTTGATTCCCTTTTAAGCGGTAAAGCCTCATCTAGCCATACGCACACGTTGTCCGACGTGACCGACGCAGGGACAGCGGCAGCACTCAACGTTCCCGCATCCGGCAATGCTGCCGTCGGTGAGGTCGTCAAAGGGAACGACACGCGATTGACCGACGCACGGACGCCATCTAGCCATACGCACACGTTGTCCGACGTGACCGACGCAGGGACAGCGGCAGCACTCAACGTTCCCGCATCCGGCAATGCTGCCGTCGGTGAGGTCGTCAAAGGGAACGACACGCGATTGAGCGATGCACGAACGCCAACAAGTCATTCACACACGTTGTCTGATGTGACCGACGCAGGGACAGCGGCAGCACTCAACGTTCCGGCATCCGGCAATGCTGCCGTCGGTGAGGTCGTCAAAGGGAGCGACACGCGATTGAGCGATGCACGAACGCCAACAAGTCATTCACACACGTTGTCTGATGTGACCGACGCAGGGACAGCGGCAGCACTCAACGTTCCCGTATCTGGCAATGCTGCATCGGGTGAAGTCGTCAAAGGGAGCGACACGCGATTGAGCGATGCACGAACGCCAACAAGTCATTCACACACGTTGTCTGATGTGACCGACGCAGGGACAGCGGCAGCACTCAACGTTCCCGTATCTGGCAATGCTGCATCGGGTGAAGTCGTCAAAGGGAACGACACGCGATTGAGCGATGCACGGACGCCAACAAGTCATTCACACAATGAGTTTGTTCCGATTGGTGGGGTTATCTTTTACCATTCTGGAATCAGCGGGGCGAGTTATCCAAGCGGAACGTTTGCACGGTGCGATGGGACAAGCGGAACCCCTGATCTAGACGACAAGTTCCTGCTTCCATCCAGTTCGGCTGGGAGCACAGGCGGGAGCAGCACTCACACTCACACACCTTCGTTCTCGTCGGTCAACGTGACACCATGCGGGGGAGGCGGAACAGATGCGGCACAGGTTGACATAACGATAGGATCAACCAATCACTTGCCGCCATACTACACATTGATCACCTTGGCTCGTATCGCGTGAAAACGATGCTAATCATTCCGACTGCTGGCGACGTTCGCACAGAGACGATCGAAGCTGCAAAAATGATCGGGGCGGATCGGTCGCTGATCCAGGTCAGCAAGCCGATCCATGAAAGTGAGAATCATTTTGTCAGGCTATACAAAAACGCAACGCATACGCGGAATGAGGCCAGGGATTTTGCTTTAAAATCGGATTGTAGTCATTTCCTTTGGATTGATTCCGACGTTGTTCCGCCTCCCAACACCATCGAGCAGCTTGCTAAAATGCAAAGTGAAGTTGCCGGCGGGTGGTATCCGGTGCGAGACGGCAAAAAGATTATCGATGGGCGATGGGTGGCTGGCACATTCAACGAACAGGGTGAATTCACCAACTATCATTTCCCGTGGGTGATCAAAGATGGCGATCCTGACACGCATCCTTTTGGTGATCGCTGTCTTGACTTGAAAAACATGACTTACAAATACAAGCCCACAATAAGTCACCTTGCGCCGTTGGGGTGTTTGCTCATGTCACGCGAGGTTTTAGAGCTTCTAGAATTTCAGGCCGGGACGGATTTGCCTGTGACGCTGGCGGGATTCGGGGTTGAAACGATGCGCGGGGATTGTCTGCAATTTGGGCTTCAACTCCAAGACATAGGCGTGACCACACATATGAGCCCAAGGGTTTTGTGTAGGCATTTGCCATGAAATTTCCCCTAAAAAACGGGAACACAAAAAAATGAAAACAATAAAACTAAACATAAGCCAAGCAACCGCGTTAAGCGGAGCAATTCAACAACTCAGTGAGAAGGGCGACGATAAAAAGCCGGTGTATTCACTGCCATTCAAATTCGCATATGCACTAGGCCGAACGTTGACCAAACTCCAAGAGGCTCTGAAGCCTATCCAGGAAGCCAATCAAGAGATTTTTGATGGGTGGGACGAGGAAAACAGAAAGCACCAGGCACGCATCAAGTCAGCGACGGGTGACGCCAAGGACAAGGCGATTGCGGCGCACAGTAAAGCATTTAAGGTGAGGAACGACAAATGGAAGGCTGTTGCAAGCGGGGAGATTGAGGTGGAGATTTATGAGCTTCCGAAATTAACCGAGGATGAGCGCGACGAAATTATTGCGGCCAAACTTACGCCTTCGATCCTATCAGACCTTGACCCGCTAGGGCTGGACCTTTTTGACGAGGCAGCGTAAACACGCTTCCTGACAGTCAGAACAGGGCGCGGCATCCTTCGGGGTGTCGCGTTTTTTCTTGCCCATGCTTGCCCGGCTTTAAAAAAATAATCAAAAAACTTTTTGAAATGTGTTGACAGAACAATTGAATGAGTCGATACTGCGCACATGACAGTAAGCGACCCGTTTAAATACGAAGGACAGGACACCCCAACAATTAAGTCAGGCGCATCGCCTGAATTTGGGGCTTTATTGGCCCCAGACTTGGCAGTAGGGGGGCGGTTGGCCAAGTATGCCACAGCCATCGAAGGTATGCGGTGGAAGATTGACCCAAACCCTAACTGGCATTGGGCTTGGTTAGGGGCAATTGAGGGTGTATTGTCAGACGCTTGCCTTGTCGCCATGCAGTCTGGTGACATGACAAAGGCCAAGGAAATCGCCGAGCTTGGCAATGAATTTCTGGTCCAATTTGGATACGGGACAATTGGGAAGGCAGCGGGGCAAAAAGTCTCCCGTGCCATTCTCCGAGCATTCGCAGGAGAAAAACGTCACACGGTCAAATATGCTGACCGTGACGGGTGCATGGCAACGTCAACTCTTGACACACCAGAGTGGACTGAATGCCAACAAAAAGCCGAAGCAACCATGTGCAACATTAAAAAAGGATTGGACGAAAAATGAAAATCATAAACAAAACACCCCATCCAGTGAATGTTATCACTGTTAACGGAACCATCACGTTCCAAAAATCTGACGACCCGATTCGGTTATCGTCGGACGAAACTCAGACAGGAACCGTTAATGCAATCCCTGTTTTCTCGGTTGAATACGGCTCAGGAAATATGCCGGAGCCGAAAAACGGTGTTGCTTACATTGTAAGCGCACTCGTTAAAAACGCATACCCAGAAAGACCTGACCTTTTGATCCCTCACGGCCTCGTAAGGGATGCTGAAGGAAACATTACTGGATGCAAAGGGCTCGCCAAGTAATGCCAGCACCAAAGAAGAACAGAAACGCCGTCAAGCCTGAAGGTGAAAAAGCATCCACTTGGTTGCACGTGAGAGTCATCCTCAAGGACAAGCAGTCGTGGCAAAAAGAGGCTCGGGCTCTAAAAATAACGATGTCAAGCGTTGTCGTGGACCTTCTTAATCGTTGGTCAGGGAATAAATAGCGTTAATACAATTTGACATTCAAGAAAACAACAGTAAGATAAAAAACAAATGAGCTTCACAAAATCAATCACAATTATTGGGGAAGGGCATTATGGTTCGATGAGAACGGAACCAATCCTGGGCGATCCATATGCATTCATGGATCACACCCCAATTTACCAAGAGCCCATTGCCGACGGCAAAATCCGTCGAGCAATGAGCCGCAAGAATCAAGAATTTGTCCGATCCATTGAACGGGACGTTGCTGCTGGGACATTTAACCCAAAGGCAATACTGGAAAGACTTTCGAGCAGGCGGCAAAAATCCGCATGAATCCCGCCAGGAGTTCAACACACTGACCTCACAACATCCATCAAACCCTCGCCGCCTGCTTACTTTTAACCAAAACCAAAAAAAATGAAAAACTACATGAAAACATTACTCGCAACACTAACAGCATCAATGATTCTGTTTGCCGGAACCTTTGCAATCCTTTCCGAACCAGAAGAAAAAACACTGCTCAAACCAGCTTATCAACTCGTCATTTCAGACACGTTCGAGGGCTACCAATACCAACCTGTGAGAGGGACAACCGTCATTTTCTACCTTGAGAAAGTGACCAACGAAGCCGGGAAAACAGAATGGCGCATACAGCAAATCGCCGGACCTTGGGGCAACTCTGGAGGTTTGGTTGATCCAAAGATCGCATTCAATAAGGCATTCTCCAACGAATTCTTGATCGCCTTCCAGGAGGCAACCCGTGTTTCTCTCTGGCGTTCAGGGCTAACACCGAATTTCGAATGGACCGGGCGAACAATTGACGTTCGGCAACACATCGGAAAGCAACCGCAAACATACAACAAATGAAAGGTAATCAATGATTAAAAGCTAAAACCAAAAACTCTATTCATACGACGAAACGCGGGGAGGGCAAACGACACTCCCCGCAACTTAAATAAGCAAATCAATAAAAAACGCGCCCAAGCACACAGGCGAGGACGCGCAACAATTAATCAAATCATAAATAATATGTCACAGATACAACTTTACGACAAGCTCCAAAACCAAGACCCCATGAAAGCCGTTCAGACAATGGGCGCGATGCTGGCAAAGAGCGGCATGTTCGGATGCCAGAGAGCCGAGCAAGGCGAAGTTCTCGCAATGGTGTGCATGACCGAGAACATGACGCCCGTGCAGGTCCGCAACAAGTATCACATTATCGACGGCAATCTTTCACGTAAATCAGGATCGGCGCTTGCAGAGTTCAAGCAGCGGGGCGGAAAGTATAAATGGATTCGAACCGGGCAAGAGCCGGATCAGAAAACGGAAACACGCGATGCAATTGGCGAGTTCACTCTCGACGGTGAAACGATCACGGTTCGCTTCTCAATGGAGGACGCCAACAACGCAGGATTGATCAGGCCCGGTTCTGCATGGCAAAAGCTGCCTTGGAAAATGCTACGCGCCCGCGTTGTTTCAGATGCGTTGGGAATGATTGCACCAGAAATTTACTTTGGCGACGACATCGAAGAACAAGCACTGGAAGTTCGTGAAATCAAGCTTGGAACCGGTGAAGAACCAAAAGGAGGAAGCGTCGATTCGAAGGTGATTCCAATTGAGCGCGAGGAAAAGGAAACCGTATTTGAAGCGGAGATTGTCACCAAAGAAGAACCTAAGCCAGAAACCTTGCCAGCGCAGGAGCAAGAGCAGGAACCACAACCAGCGCAAGCATCGCCGGAAGGAGATGAATTGCCGGATGAGCTGGTTGTTGAGCTTCAAAAAGCAATCGGGGCGGATGCTAAGGTTGCAATGGCGTTCCTGTATCAAAAAGGATGGCTTGAGAAGGGGCAGAATCTTGAACACCTTGCGCCAGGTCGGGCGAAGAACATTATACGCAACTGCGACAAGTTCATTCAGAAAGCAAAAGAGGTGGTCGCATGAATCTCACAACAACTCTGAACATCATACGCGAACATTCACCTTGTGAGGATTCATGGCAAAAAGCCTTAAAGCTACTAGGGAAAACCAAAGCTGATGATGAACCATTAAGCTTTGAATGGATACTCAGTAACCTTGGCATCAATGACGCGATTTGGGGGCTTCGCGCAGTATCTAAAAAGGATGAAGCCGCGCGTGATAAGCTTGCAAGATTGTTTGCGTGCGACTGCGCCGAGCGCGTTTTGAAGGCATGGGACAAACTTTACCCTGCTGACAAACGTCCAGAACAAGCGATTTGTATCGCTCGCAGGTTTGCAAACGGTGAAGTTGGCGCATATTCCAAGAGAGCCGCAGCGAGTGCCGCATTGAGAGCCGCAGAGAGTGCCGCAGAGAGTGCCGCATGGAGTGCCGCAGAGAGTGCCGCATTGAGTGCCGCAGAGAGTGCCGCAGAGAGTGCCGCATGGAGTGCCGCAGAGAATGCCGCATTGAGTGCCGCAGAGAGTGCCGCAGAGAGTGCCGCATGGAGTGCCGCAGAGAGTGCCGCATGGAATGCCGCATGGAGTGCTGCATGGAATGCCGCATGGAGTGCTGAAGCAGAAGAACAAACCAAACTTTTCAAGAAATATTTTTGCACTGCGGAGGTGGTCGCATGAAAGACGCACTGGAACTAATCAACTTTGCTGGCGCTTCCGTGGCTGTCCATGATTCGGCAGAAAAACGCAAACAAGCGGCTCTGATGCTGGCGGAGGATGTAATTGAAGTTGCGGACGAATTTGACAATGAATGTGCGGTCATTGCATTTCTGGAAATCAAAAAATTGATGGATGACGTTGAGAAGTGCAGGAAGACAGTCAAAGCACCTGTTTTGCAGCTTGGGGAATCAATCGACGAAGCCGCAAAACAATTCGGAATCACGTTAGCGGAGGAAGGCAGGCGCATCGGAAAGCTGATTAACGCATATGCCGACCAACAGCGCCGGATCGCATTTGAAGCCGAACGCCAGCGACGCGAAGAACAACAACGCTTGGAACGCGAGCGCCAAGAAGCGGCGGAAAAGCTGAACCAAGCCGAAACCGTCGAGGAAAAGCAGGAAGCTCAGGCGACCGTTAAGGAAGCCGTCAAAGCGGAAGCAGACATCAAATCCGCTGTTGTGAAGCCGATGAAACCGAAAGGCGTGACCGTTCGTGTCGTCAAGGATTTTAAGATTCTGGACATTGAAGCTTTACACAAAGCACGCCCGGACCTCGTTCACGTCATGCCACAACGAAGCAAAATTCTTGAGGCAATCAAAAGGACGGATTCAATTCCTGGGCTCGAAATCTTCGAAGAAACCAAAACCAGCATCCGAAAATGAAAACAGTTTTTATCATTAAAAGAGCACGCAGAAGCGGCGGATCGTTCACTTCATGGGGGACTTGTCACACTGCCATTGTTGCAGGCGAAAACAAGACTGGCGTTTTCACGCGAGCAACCGGGGAGAACAACAAGCATCAAAAGCTGGAAGAATGGCATCCATTCAACGGCACATGCTGCAAGGTGGTGAAACGTGATTAGACCAAGTTCATTGCCGGCGCTGAAACAATGCCCGCGATTCGAATCAGGGGAAGCGCAAAGCTTCACCACTGAAGGAACGAAGCGGCACGAAGCTCTTGCAAGCGTGTTTGCCGACGAGTCAAACGTAATCACAGCGCTTTGGGCGGATCAACTCGATGATGAATCAATAGATGGTATCATGTGGGCTTTTGACTACATCAAGCTGAACGCGCCGATGCGTGATTACGAATTGCACATCGAGCGGCAAATGGAGATCACAGACAATGAGACCTTTGAAGCTGTGATGCGCGGAACGCTGGATTACCAGTGCGGTAATCATTTATTCGACATCAAATGGCGGAGGCGCGATTACGTTCCGCAGATGGCAGCATATGCTTTGATGATGATTCAAGAAACTGGGTGGAATATTGTTCATGTTCACATCCTTTTTATGGAGTCAAAGTACGCGCAAAAGCTCGCGCTAACGGAGGCGGAATGCTGGAAGATTATCAACGAAGCCAAGCATAAAGCCGAAGACCCAAACGCGGAGCCTACGCCCTGTGATTACTGCGGGTGGTGCAAACATACGCTGACTTGTGACGCACTCAATGAGCGAGTCACAGCGATCAACGAAGGTCGCGAAGATTGGCAACTTGAGCAATACCATGCAAGCGCCATTACTGAGCCTGAAGAATTGGCAAAAGCAATTCCGCTGGCAAAAGCGGTCAAGACTTGGGCCGATGCCGTCGATCACTTCGCCAAAAAGTTCATGATGAACGGCGGTCAGATTCCAGGCTACGAGGTGAAAAGCAAGCAGGGCAACAGGCAAATCGTTGACCTGAACGCTGCATTCAGTCGCTCGGGGCTCGATCAAGATCGGTTCATGCAATGCTGTTCGGTCGTATTTTCAAAGTTGGTCGATGAACACAAAACAATCCACAGCGTTTCAAAAACCGTAGCAACAAAAGAGCTTGAACGGATGCTCGGGGACGCTGTTCAACGCGGAAAAAATTCTTACCAAATCACAAAAACAAAACATTAGAATAATATGGCAAAATATCAATTCAAAGACAGTGAAGAACTCCATTTTGAGTTACTACCAAAAGGCGAATACGCTTTCAAAATCATGGACGCAGAAGAAGGCGTTCAGACAAAAGGCAAAACCAATGGCTCCGACTTCATAAAGATCACCCTGGCAATCGGTCGATCAGGGAAGGTTGTCGCACAGTGGCCGGAAAAAATCATTTTCCATGAGTCACTTGATTGGAGTACTGACCAATGGCTGAGGTGTATCAATTTCAACGGCGGCAAGCTCGGCAAAGGTGACATGGTGGACATCACGCCGCAAACGGTCGTCGGATGTCGTGGTTACGCTAAGGTTGTTGTGGAAACATACACAAACGCTAGCGGCGAGGAAAAGGAAATCAACAAAGTTTCCTATTGGTCAACAGGCAAAGAACCGCTTCCGCGTGACATGGAGCTTGTTGCTTTAAAGTTCCCAGGCGGCAAGGAAGCTGACCCATTCGACACAGGTTCAGACGAGCCCTTCTGATTATGGACGCCTCAGCAGCTTGGAGCGGTTTTCTTAGCGGAATCATTGTCGGTTTTTTTATGGCAATTTGGTTCGTGGTTTGGATCGCCTCACAAAAACCGCCTCGCACATGAACCTTCGGCCATACCAACAGCAAGCCCTGGATGCCGTCCTATCCGGATTCAGGGAGCACAGCCGGCAACTGTGCGTCCTGCCAACAGGGGGCGGCAAAACTGTCCTATTTTCGCACCTTGCAGAGCAAACCGATGGCCGAACGCTCGTCTTGGCGCACCGGGAGGAACTGGTTGACCAAGCAATTGATAAGATTCACAAGGTGACAGGCATCAAGGCCGGCAAGGAAAAAGCGGAACATAAAGCAACGCATGAACACGAAGTTGTCGTGGCATCGGTTCAATCAATGATCCGACGATTGGATCGTTGGCCGGATGATCATTTCGATTTGATTGTGTGCGATGAGGCGCATCACAGCATTTCAAAGAGCTGGCAAAAGGTTCTAAACCACTTTGACCTTTGGGCGAATGTGCTTGGGGTGACAGCAACGCCGGATCGCGGAGACAAGAGGAACCTTGGTTGCTACTTTGAAAACGTCGCTTTCGAGGTGTCCATGTTTGACCTGATAAAGCAGGGGTTTCTTTCGCAAATCGTGATCAAAACCTGTCCGCTCAAGCTGGACATTTCGGGCGTCAAACAGAAGGCCGGAGACTATGACGCGGCACAGCTTGGCGAATCGTTGGACCCATATTTGCGCGAGATTGCCCGCAGCATCAAAGAACACGCTGGAGACCGTCGTTCCGTTGTGTTCATGCCGTTGATCGCAACAAGTCAAAAGTTCGTTGCCATTTGCAAAGAGGAAGGATTGCGGGCCGAGCACATTGACGGATACAGCGAGGATCGGAAAGGAATCCTTGAGCGCTTCGCCGCTTCTGAATTCGACATCCTTTCAAACGCGATGCTCTTGACTGAAGGGTTTGACGATCCGGGAATTGATTGCGTCGTCAACTTGCGACCCACCAAAAGCCGGAGCCTTTACAGCCAGATCATCGGCAGAGGAACGCGCATCGCGCCAGGCAAAAAGAACCTGCTTTTGCTGGATTTCCTTTGGATGCACGAAAAGCATAATCTTGTCAGGCCGGCGCACCTTGTAGCGGAGTCGGACGAGATCGCAGAGGAAATGACGCAGATTTCCGAGAAGGCAGGCGGGCAAGGCGAGCTTGAACTTGAATCACTCCAAAGTGACGCACAGAAACAGCGCGAAGAAAAAATCAGGGAAATCATCAAGCAACGTGAACATGAAGAAAGCAAGCTGATCGATGCGATGACGTTCTGCGAGCAATTGGGCGATACTGAAGCGGCAGAGTTTCAACCAACTAAGCCCTGGCAGAAAAAACCAATTACGGAAAAGCAGGAAGCCATCTTGAAACGCAACGGTGTAAACCTTCGAACAGTCAATGGAAAGGGGCATGCAATGCAGATCATCAACGCGATATACAAGCACCACAATTCAAAGCCTGCCAGCCAGAAACAAATCACGGCAATGAAACGAGCAGGAATCAAGGACGCCGACAAGGCGACCGTGGCGGATGCCAAGGAGTTTTTTGCGAGACGCAACCAGCAACGAACGGAAACAGTTTATGCATGATTTGAATAAATTGAAGCAAATGCAAGCGCACATTATTTGCTGGGTGATCCATCACATTCCGGAAATCGAGCAGGAAATCCGCCGAAGCATTACTGAAATACATCAAGGCAATGTTTACATCTGGATTGAGCTTGAGGACTCCGGGGCAATCTTTACGCAATCAAACGCGGAACGGATCGCAAACCAGTGGACCGCAGCTTGTCAGCACTTTCAACAAATTTCCCACCTATTCATTCAAACAAACAATTAATCAAAATCAATTAATCAAATGACAGTAACAGAGCAACAACATTCGGACATGGTTCGACAGCTATCGAAACCAGGTGCAGACATAATCAGCGAAATGACAGCACAGCAAGCGCACTTGTTGCACATGGCGGTCGGCGTTTCGGGCGAAGCAGGCGAGCTTCTCGACGCAGTCAAAAAGCATGTCATATACGGCAAACCCTTGGATTTCGATAATATGATCGAAGAATTGGGCGACCTTGAATTCTACATGAACGGCGTTCGCCAGGCTCTATGCCTAGGGCGTCAACGGATTCTTGAAGCCAACATGAAAAAGCTGGCGAAACGCTACGGGGCGAAATACACCAACGTTGCAGCGCAGGAGCGGAAGGATAAGCAATCATGAAACAATATACTTTCTTTGCTCAAGGCGAACCAAAAGCACAGCCACGCCCGAGGGCATGCATTCGTGGGCGGCGTGCAGGTGTTTACGATCCGGGTACCGCGGACAAATGGAAAGCTCAAGTCAAGAAAGCGGTAAAGCCTTACATCGACGAGCAAGGCATGCTCGTTGGGCCGATCCGTGTTCACTTGAATTTCTTTATGCCACGACCGCAAGCTCATTGGTGCATACGTGGCGGCAATCGCTCAAATGAACTGAGCACGAAGGCCCCCACGTATCACACCACTAAGCCGGATCACGACAACCTTGAAAAAGCTGTGCTTGATGCATTGACTGATGCGGGCCTTTGGGCTGATGACGCGCAAGTTTGTTCGGTTCGAAAGGACAAGGTGTATTCCAACAACAAAGGGTTTTGCGGGTGCGAAATTACAGCAAAGGAGTTGGAAGAATGATTGTGAGAACTTGTCCAAATTGCATGTCTGGTTCAATCATTAAGAATGTGGAATTCTTTGTGTGCAATGATTGCGGTCTTGTGGTTCCAAAGGCTTTTTTGAAAACAGAAGTGACAGACATCATGGCGCAAAAAAACGCGCTCGTGATGGCTGTTCGGGCTTTGAAAATCATTGCTGAAAACGGGGGCAAGCAATCCGATAGCGGGCTCAACTGCAACGGCTCATGGTGCGCGGAGCAAGCAAGCGTTGCGCTTAGAAATGCGGGGATTCGATGACCGAAATCGAACGCTCAATTAAATACATACAGACCGCCGGCGGAGCAATCTCCGGCAGCGCTGGACATAATCACACCTTCGCGCTTGCGTGCAACCTGTTCAAGCAATTCAACCTCACGCAAGCGGACGTGTTGGCGCTTCTGGAGCAATACCACAATCCGACTTGTCAGCCGCCCTGGAGCGAAAAGGAACTGCGGCACAAGGTAGAACAGGCGGCAAAGGTCGAGGGTGGACTCGGACCCGTTGCACCGTTGCCAGCAGCGCCGAAACAACCGAAGAAAAAGAAGCCGGGAATCAAATACGTGTTCAAGGGTGACGCCAAGCGACCACTGCCGGATGAGATTGAGGACGGAGCCAGAAAGCTTTTGCGGACCTGCTTCCGCGAGGGGGAAGGGATTCGGCTTGTCCACCCTGACTTGAATGAGGAAGGCAAGGAAGTTCCGGATCAGGGAATGTGCTTCTCGCGTGAATTCTGGCTGAAAAAGCTGGACGGCAAAAAAGGGAAGGTAAACGACGGCGGGTTTCTGAGCAAGTCGGGAAACCCTGGGGTTTACGTTGGGATTAATCCGCTCAAAGAGGGCGAGACGCTCGACAAGCATGTGACCGAATACCGGCACGCGCTCCTTGAGTTTGATGAACTGGACATTGACAAGCAATGGGAGCTTTATCATCAAAGCGAATTACCGATTGCCGCGGTGATCCATTCCGGCGGGCGGTCGCTGCATGCTTGGGTGAAAGTAGACGCCAAGGACCGGGCCGAATACGACGAGCGGGTGGCGGCGATTTACGATCATTTTTCGGAATACAAGCCGGACACCAAGAACAAGAACCCTGGCCGGCTTTCACGGTTCCCGAACTGTATCCGCATGGGGGCTCGGCAAAAGCTTCTGGCATTGGCCATCGGGAAGAATTCATTTTCCGAATGGATGGCGGACAGGGCGTTGGATGACATTGGCCAACCGATTGAAATCGATGAGCTGATGGCGTTCAATCCGGATGACGATCAGAACAACGTCCTAGGTGAGCGCTGGTTGTGCAAGGGTGGCTCATGCATTATTGTTGCTCCGTCTGGCGTCGGCAAGTCCACTCTGGCAACGCAGGCGGCTTTCACTTGGGCGCTCGGGCGTGACCTGTTTGGGATCAAACCATTCCGCCCACTAAAGAGCCTTGTAATCCAAGCTGAAAACGATTTGGGCGACATCGCAGAGCAAACGCAAGGCGTCGTTCAAGGGATGGGGCTTGACATGTTTGACGACGAAGAAGAATTCGACACGCTTCGGAGAAATGTTCGTTTCGTCCGCGATTCGATCCACACCGGCAAGGCATTCACTGAAGCACTGCACAGGCTCATTGACCGGGAAAAACCCGATCTTGTATGGATTGATCCGCTCCTTTCGTTCATAGGAGGCGACGTGTCACGGCAAGACGTTTGCTCTCAGTTCCTTCGAAACTGGATGAACCCTATCGCGGAGGCAACCGGCGTCATATTCATGCTGATTCATCACACTGGAAAACCTCCGAAGGATCAGAAGGCAATGGATGGATGGAATTCTTCCGATTTCGCGTACCTAGGGAGCGGTTCCTCAGAATTGACCAATTGGGCGCGGGCTGTGTGCGTTCTTCAGCAGGTTGATGAAGGAATGTTCCAACTGATGCTTGCCAAGCGGGGGAAGCGGGCTGGGGCGCTAGATATGGACGGGCAGCGGACCAACTCCGTCTTCATGAGCCATTCCGATACTGGAATCCGCTGGATTCAGGAACCCGCGCCGGCTTGGTTTGGTGAGAAGAAAGAGAGCGGCAAGAGCGGACGACCTGAAGCACAGTTTGACGTTGAAGATTGGCTTGAGGACATCGAAGGACAGCCCATGCGATATGCCGACATGCTCAAGAGTGCCATTCAATTTTCCAAGCTGACAGGGGGGCCGAAAGAACGAAAATTGAAAGACATCATGAAGCAGCTTCGCGTTGACAAGCGGCTTGAAAAACAAAAAGATGGAACATGGCTACATGAAAAAACCATCCTTTAATAACTGGTGCAAAAACCCATGCACTGGTGCAGAAACTTGCACTGGTGCAACTGGTGCAGAATTGGTGCAAAAAGGGTTTTTGCACCTGGTGCAGAAAGTGGTGCAGAAACCTACTTTTTACACCTAGTGCAAAAACACCCTATCCCCCTTTAAGGGGGGATTAGGGGTTTTGATGCACTGACGCCATGCACCGAAAATTTTTTTAGTTTCTGCACCAGTTGGGAAAAATAGTTTCTGCACCTGCACCACTTAATCGATCACCATGACACAAACAACCAAAATCCAAACACGTAAAGAACTAGCCCTCGCCAAGCTGAGGCAGTTCCCAAAACACGGAGCCCGAACCATTGCAAGGGCTCTTAACAAGGAAAACCCGCAATTGTTCCCTACCATCGAAAATGCTCGCGACATGGTTCGTGCGTTGGTAGGACAAAAGGGCAAGCGGAATGCATCAATGGCTGTCATTAAGAGGGAACCACGTAAGCCGGGATACAAGGTTGAATTACCAGAGAGCCAAGCGAAGGACCGGACGCCTTTTGAGATCAAAGGGAAGAACAAAATCCTTGTCATTTCGGACCTGCATTTGCCCTACCATAATGCGAAGGCGGTCGAAATCGCGTTAACGCACGGACTCGAAGAAGGATGCGACACAATCTTGATGTTGGGCGACCTGATGGACTGTTACCAGCTTTCCAGATGGGTCCGCGATCCGGCGCAATGCTCAATAGCACATGAGGTTGACGTGGTGAAGTCTTTCTTTGCTTACCTGAGGGAACGGTTCCCGAAAGCACGGATCATTTGGAAGGAAGGGAATCACGAGGAACGATGGTTGCATTTCTTCTTTAACAATGCGCCGCAACTGGCATCACTTGACACGATGAGCCTTTATCATGCCGTGGGCGTCAAGGAGCACGGCATTGAGGTTGTGGACGACAAGAAGGTGATCAATGTGTCAGGCTTGCTTCTGTATCACGGACACGAATTGCCGACCGGACTTGCGCCAGCAGTAAACCCTGCAAGGGGGCTTTTCCTGCGTCTGTTTACAAGCGCCATGTGCGGGCATTTCCATCGAACATCGAACCACGTTGAAAAGGATGCGAAGAACGACCTTGTTTCAACTTGGTCAATCGGTTGTTTATGCGACCTATCGCCGGACTTCGCAACGGTCAACAAGTGGAATCACGGCTTTGCCATCATAGAACAGACCGGGCCAAAAACCTACGGCGTTGACAACTTTATGATCCACGACGGGCAATTAATGGGAGGGAAGAATGCAAACTGAGCACAAAGTCATACGTGAAAGGCTCCTGAAGAAAGCCGGGCTTGTGGAACCCGAACCGCCAAGGTGGGACTGGAGCAAGCTTCAAAAGGAATGGTCCGAAGAATTTGAACAACTCATGAGGAATCGCCTCATGATGGGCGCTTTGCGTTACGGCGGACTACGGAACCCGAATAATCCGGGGCGTACAACTGACCTTAACACTCAGCAAATGCTGAAGCGAACAAAGCTTTACATCGAGACAGGGAACGCGGAACACCTTGTCGATGTAGCAAATTTTGCGCTCGCTGAGTTCGTGCAGCAGAGGCATCCGGACTATCATTTCGAAAGCATAGACCGCAAAAACTAAGACAAACGCGGGCAAATCATGACAAACATACCAGAAATTAAAAAAGGCCATTTCTACACATTGAAAGTAGAAGGATTCCGTGTTAGGGTTTATGTGAAAGAGCTGGTCGGGGAACGTTACGCGAAAGTAAAGCATCCAGACGGAAAAATCCACCTGTGCGCCACAAATCAATTGCAATCATTATGAAGTATATTCTTACAATCTTAATCCTAATCACTCCACATTTTGCGTTGTCGTCCGAACTGGCAAAGCTTGCGGATGAACTCAAAGAACTGACAACGCTTTCCGCCAGAGTGGAGGCGCTGGAGAAAGCCAAACCGCCGGAAATTAAGCAAAGCCCTTATGTGTTCCGTTTGCGCGACACGAACGGCGATGGTGACATCGATGAAGAATGGCGAGAGGTAATCAATCAAGGGCAAGCACTCCAAGCGAAAGTATGGGCCGAGAAAGAAAAATATTGGTCGGATCGCCTCGGAACTCCTCCGGCGGGTGACGTGGGATGGTACGGCACAAGCACAATGCCAACTATTCAAATTATCCTTGAGGATGGCGAATACTTCGCGCATGACACCTTAACGCTTCCGGGGAGGTTTCACCTCAAGAGTCAGGCACGATGGGGTTCAATGATCCGGATGTATGGCGACGGAACCAGAACGCTTGTCGATGACATTGCTTACGGCATAGCAACCAATGCGAAAATCGGTCTTTACGTTGAACCGAAAACGATTGTGCAAACCGCAAACGGAACAATGATTGTAACGCCATTTGAGCAGACAATTGAAGGCGTGATCCTTGTTGCGATGAACGGTGTTTTGCCTGTTTACCTAGCACAAAATCAAGACCGCTTCCTGATGCGAGATTGTAACTTGCAACAGCACCAAGGCGCGGTTATTGGCATTAAGCACGGTCCACCGTTGCAAGGGCGGAATTACCCGTTCGAAGGCGTGACGCAAGCGCTCGAAGGAAACACTTACCTTGCAGATCCGAGGATTCTTGATTGCCAGCTTGAAGGCCCGCACACAGGGACGCGCAAGCAGGCGGCAATCTTCATGTCAGGAAATAACATGATGTTTTCGCGGCTTAACTTTTACGGGTGGACAATGGGCATCCTTTGCCACGGCGGGCAAGGCAGAGTTATTAACTCAATCACAATGCACGACGGAACCACGGCAGACGGCAGGCAGTTTACCGCCAAGGACAACATTCTTGCTGTTGCGCTATCAACGCGGCCTGGGGCCAACGAAGATTCAGTTTCAGGTGTCGCAGGAGGGTTCAAGGTTTGGGTGCTTCCGAAACGGTCGCCAGCGCCAGCGACGGCTGGGTGGTTCGTCAAAGGGGAGGGGTTGCTATGAGAACTTTTGAACAATGGTGGGATCATGTCGGGAGCGGAATCATCCCGAGGGCAAACGATGATTTTGAGTCGCATGCACAACGTGTTGCAAAAAGGTGTTTCCAAGATTTTGAAATGCAAAAGGAGTTAGATCAAGAACACCACAATGAGCATAAGGAATGGAGGGAATGCCTATGAAGACACATTACTACGTCATACTAGCGAGACCACAAGGAAGTCAGACTTGGACACCACTCCCAATACCTTGGATACATAACGCAGCAGGCAATTTTTTCGCGTCCGAACAAAAAGCCAACGAGTGGCTGGAGGGCATGCCAGAGAACATGCGAACCACATTCCTGCCCGGGCCAGGGAAAAGAGTCTTGCGGGAATTCAAAATTGGAAAGGTGGTGACTGATGAGTGATTTACCAACAAAGCCAGGCCCGTATTACTGGCGCGAGAAAGACGGTGATGGGTGGGAACCTGTGATTGTGATTCACCACAACGACCCGTTTATGGAGCCGACAGTCAAGTTTGTCCTCAACGATTTCGAGAACGATTTGAAAGCAATGGAGGGCCAATGGCTCCCAATCCCCAACGCCGAGGAGCTGATGGAGTTGCAAGCCTGCAAAATCGAGCTGCAAAATATCGTTAAGGCAAACGCCAAAGAATGGGGAATGCCAAACGACGAATTCATGCATGAGTTTAAGGCTTGGGCAGTAAATAGGGCAAAGCATGTGTTAGGCATGCACACACCAAGAGAAAAACTTATCGAGAACATTGTAGACATTGTTCACGCGACGCACGGCACGCCGAACGATGAAACGATGGTGCATTTCGAGAGGTTGTTGGTAGCAACCCTGAAAACACACTACGCCATAGGCAGGTGGGTCAGCGTGGAGGAGCGGTTGCCACCTTGCGAAAAGGGGCTTGTGTTTGTCAGATATACAAACGGCAGCACCGTTTTTACCGTTTACAATTATATTGTCCAAGAATGGGATTACGCAATCCGAGGCGAGTCCGTTGCTCACTGGCTCGATTTGTCTATGCCGGAGGTGGAAGGATGAGCATGAGCGATAACAAACCACCAATGACGGTGTGGATTGGGCCTAACCAAGCATCACCCACCATGAACAACGCAGGTGAACAGTTTGGGCACTACCGAACCGTGCGTAGAGGTCTGCTTATACAGTCAGGCCCATACGTCCATCTTGACCAGTTCTTGGCAGAAGTGGAATACCGAGCGGACCCTAAACGGTTTCCGTCAGCAACTAACAGTTCTGAGGCCACCGGACTGGCGTTGTACGAACTCGCCAAAGAACTGAAGGAACAACAATAAATTTCGGGAGTTGGTGTAAACTTGCGAGCACAGAGGGTCGCCCCCTCAAGAGATTGGCTTAATCGTCCTGTCACTCCTGACCAATTTAGAAAGATAAGATTATGACACGGATTTACATAGACAAGAAAGCGATCGAGCGCATCAAGGCAGGAGGCAGACATGAACCTTGCATTGTGATTGCTGATGATGACTGCGGCAAAGTCACACACGCACACACGGCAAGGGTGAAAGGTGAAACGCGATTCGTTCACGATCACAGCAGGACAGAAGGCCCAACCGTATGGGCTGAAACCAATGACCCGGTTGTCTACCGATGATTTGCGAATCCTGCAACGGTTACGGATACCGCGGCTCCGTTCCATGCATAACGTGCGGCGGATGGGGCTACAACTGGGAAGACGAAGAAGAATATGGCATCAAGACCAATGCGACCATGCAGCAAACTGGGGTGCTTCCTTGCAGTAAGGAGGCAAGGAGAATGTCCGCCGAACTGCTCAACGCCACGCACAGCAGACGCGCACCGAGGCGGAAGCACATCAAGAGGCTACGGAAGCAGATGGCAACGAAGGAGGGCGGCAGTGCTTCGAGAGGAGCCGCTTTGCCGGCATTGCCTGGAGCGAGGAATCACCACCGAGGCAACAGAGGTTGACCACATCACGCCCAGAGCGCGCGGGGGATCAGAGTTACGCAGGAACCTTCAGGCGCTTTGCAAGCCCTGCCACAGCCGCAAGACGGCGCGTGAAGACGGTGGATTCGGGCGAATGGGGGGGCGGGTCAAATCGCTGCAACCTCCCGCAGCTAGAC